TTGGTTGGATGAAACAGAGGTCGAATCCCAAATTCAAGCTCAGCCTATCAGACCTGCTGTACCAGCTCTGGCAGCACCAGTGGTGGTGGATGAGCATAAGCCCATGGAAACTTTTCAAGAGGCTTGCAGGGCTGTTGAACATGCTTTCCCTGGCACCATGAAAAAGATGCTTAGCCATTACAAGGTTGAGACTGTGGATCAGTTGGTGGAAGCCCAGAAGATTGAAGCACAGGCAACCATAGCAAAGAAACTGGGGGCTAAATAATGAGCATCCTAGACCTAGCTTCTGGCGCAAAGATTCTGGAATTCTGGATTGAAAAAGATTCAGCCGTTGAAGGTGAACTGGATTCAGTCCTGGACGAATTGCTTCAAGAGCTTGAAGGCAAGATTGAAGATAAGGTTGAAGCTTACTGCAGGATTATCAGAGAGCTTGAACTAACCCAAGCTGCAAGGAAAGAAGAGTCTGACCGGATCCGAAAGCTGGCTGATCAGGATGGTAATACAGTCAAGGCAATGAAGGGCAGGTTAATGTTTTTCTTTGGTCTTCAGAAAATCAACAAGCTTAAGACTAACAACTTTAATCTTTCTATCTGCGCTAATGGTGGCAACCAACCTATAGAGGTCAACATCCTACCTGAGCTTCTGCCAGCAGAATTTCAGAAGGTCGAGATTAAACCCAATATGGAAACCATTAGGGAGGCTTTAAAAATGGGCACCTCTCTTGATGGAGTTACACTTCTGCCCAGAGGCGAACACTTAAGGATTAAATAGTTATGACTCAGCAGACTTTCTCAATGGACAAACAGGTTGATATGTCATCAACCACTTACAGTGATAACAAAGTGGAAACCCTTCCTGAAGGTGAATATGCAGGTAAGGTAGTCAGATGCACATATAAGCGCAAGGTAGAAACCAAGAATGGTCCTACTGATATATTCGAAATCCTAGTGGAAATTGAATCTAAGCAGTACACCATGACCTACTGGCTAAACTCTGATGGCAATATGAAAAGATGCCTAACTAGTCTGAAGAGGATTGGATTCCAAGTAACCCAATGGGGTCCAGACTTTGGCAGGCCTTACCCTGATGAACTACAAAAAGCTGCTGCTGAGATGCAGAACAAAATGCTTAGCTTTACCAGGGGAACTAGTTCAGGTGGTTACCCAACTATTGGGCTAACAGAGTTATCAGATTTTACAGTCACTGCAACCAATGCAGGTACGGCATTCATTGATCATAATGACCTGCCCTTCTAGACCACCCATTAGGGGTGGCAGAGGTGTTCATTTCTCTGAGATACCTTGATGGGGCTGTCAGCACCCACCCACTGACAGCAATCGTATTCATGCGCTTATCAGGCTGGTTATGCCATATGACATATTGGCTTAGTAACACACCTGACTTGTTGTCAGACTAGCCAGCCTGATATTTAAAACACACACATCTAATTAGGATCAACTAAATGAATGAAAAACTACACCTACCCAACCCAGTACGGTTAGCAGTATCTGCTAGGGAAGCTGCCCGGATGCTAGGAATTAGTAGATCGCAGGTGTTCAAACTGCTTGATGAAGGTCAGTTTCCTGAACCAGTTTATTTAGGGAAAAGAAATCCAAGATGGATAGTTGCCGATTTGGAAAAGTTCTTGGCATCTGGTGGAACCAACTATGAAGGTGGATCAAGGATCGGTTGAAACTAGAAATTATCTAACTATTACAAGGAATGTATATGGCTGAACTAAGTAACCTAAAACCAATTCAAACTAAATACAAGGGCTATCATTTTAGGTCAAGGCTTGAAGCTAGATGGGCAGTGTTCTTTGAAAAGATGGGGCTTGACTGGTCCTATGAGGTAGAAGGATTCCAACTTCCTAGTGGTGCATGGTATCTTCCAGATTTTTTTGTGAGAAATCCAAAAGACTGTTTTGATTATTGGTATGAGGTAAAACCTAAAGGAACTCCACCTTGCCCAAAAGTGAAAGAATTTTGTTTTTCATTGCCAGGTGATAGTGATTTTTTTTATCAAGGTGAAAATAATTTAACTGAAACAATTGTAATAAAGCCCCAGTTAATACTTCAGCTTAATGGTGATCCATTGGATTTTGGTATAGCAATGTGTCCAAGGTGCAAAAAAATAAGCTATGAAAACCCGTTGTTTGATCAACTTCAAGAAAATTTTGTCAATGAATACAATTGTGAACAATGTGACATTGCAAAATGTGGAGATGGGGTATTTTTAGAAACTAGAAGTGATGGTTCTGAATTTTACTGGCATAAAGGAACCATGGTTAATCTTAATCTTAATAATGATTATTTTATAGCATCCTTTGCTTGCGATATTGTAGATGCTGGCATGGCAGCTCGTGAAGCTCGATTCGATGGGAGTGATTCCTAATGGCTATCCAATTCACCCCACCACCAGACGACCATGAAAAGATTTATGCTTTCTTTCTCAGATGCTCTGATCTGATTAAGGAACGAGCCAGCGAGTATGAACCACCAGCAATTAGCCTGGGGAAGATTGCGCTGTACTGGTCAGAGTATATGGATGTAGAGATCACACCATACGATGTAGCCATCATGATGTGTCAGTTAAAAATAGCCAGACTTAGTAAAGGTCATCATCAGGATTCATTGGAAGATGCAGCAGCATATCTAGCAATCGCAAACAGTTTAAAGGATGAAACTAATGCCATTTAAAACAGTAACTAAGACTAATCCATGTCCTATCTGTGGGAAGGGCGACCAGTGTTCAAAGGCAGAGGATGGTGGTGTGTGCTGCTTTCGGCCCACTGGACCTCAGACTGGTTACCGCATTCAGAAAAGTAAAGGTGCTAAGGATGGCAGGGAATTCACCATCTATCAACCCATCAGCAATGCATCATGGCAGAAGCCAACAAAACAACCAGAGACTAATGAACTTTGGGCAGAAATCTATGAATATATTTTGACCAAGTTTCCTTGTGATGAGGTAGAAAAGCAGGAACTTTTCCGCAGAGGTGGACTAAGCCCAGATAACTTTGGCAGTATGCCATTTAGTAATTCATCCACCAGAAGGGAAGTAGCACAGGAATTGCTGGAAAAGTTTGGGGAACAAATCTTTCAATGCCCAGGCATATCTAAGAACTGCCCATCAGGTAAAGGCACACTACCTTGGATTGAAGGGGCTGAAGGGTTAATGATTCCTATTAAGGACTGGAAGGGAAGAATACAAGGAATACTGATCAGACCAAGATTGCAGGATGGTAATAGTAAGTATTTGTGGATGACTTCAAGCAATAAGGGTGGAGCATCTGCAACCCCTAGAATGCATGTTCCCACCCGAACACCGCAGCTACTAAGGCAACCAGTTCAAACCGATGGTCTCTGGATTACTGAAGGTGCCCTGAAAGCTAATGTGTTATCTGGAATTTATGACATTGCCTGTGTAGCAACACCCAGTAACAACTTAGAACCAGCAAATGCATTCATTGAATCACAACCACTGCAGAAGATTGTGCTGGCCTATGATCAGGATATCAACCCAGTAGCTAGGAAAGTAACCTCTAAGAACCTGTTAAAAGTCTATGATAAGTTTCCAGATCATGACTTCTGGTTAGCTGTTTGGGATGGCGCAACTGCCAAAGGGATTGATGATCTACTTCAAGCTAATGGTACATACCAGCTGTTACCCAAGAATGAAGCTTTGGAATATTTAAAAGCATATATCGGTAATGATCAAACAGAGATCACAGATTACAACTATAACCCTGATAGCATGTTGAAAACTGAATGGACAGAAGCCATGGAACTTGTAGGGGCATTTGGATCAGACATGAAATTTATGTCAGAGTGGGAAGATTTCCTAATGTGGAATGGATCTACTTGGAAAACCGATAAGTATGGTCCTGGCATACTCTATAAAAAGTTTCTTGATAGAAGGATGCAGATGATAGCAGATAGGCAAGAAGATGATCCAGCTAGGAAGTGGCTTATTGGTGGACACAAGATGTCTAGGATGAATGCAGTCATGGCACACCTTAAAACTGAGGTGGCAATACGGAAGAGAGTTTCAGAAATACCAGTGGTTCGTAATGTGATTACCTGCCCTAATGGAACTGTAGATCTGACCACTGGCGATATTAGGAAACATAGCAGGGATGATTGGCAGATGGCAGCTTGCCCGACTGTCTACGATCCTGAAGCCACCTGCCCAAGATGGTTGCAGCTATTAGATGATGTATTCCTAGGATCTGCTGACCTAATTAACTATGTGCAAAAGTTGTTTGGCATGGCAATCACAGGCGCACCTAATGACCATGTGTTTCCAGTGTTCTGTGGTGATGGTAGGAATGGAAAGTCTACTGTACTGGGAACCATCCAGAAGGTTCTAGGTGATGATCTTGCTAGCACAGTGGCCAGTGATTATCTGTGTAAGGGCAATGAATCACACCCAACATGGTTAGCAAGCTTTCACGGCAAAAGGCTGATGGTAGCTAATGAAACAGCTAGGGGAATGGAATTGAATGTTGCACTGGTTAAACTGTTAACAGGTGGTGACATGATAACCTGCAGGAGGTTATTTCAAAACGAGTGGAGCTTTAACCCCACCCACACTTTTATTCTTTGTACTAATGAAAAACCTGCCATTCATGAATCCAATATAGCTATATGGGCTAGGATCGCGCTTGTGCCTTTTAAAGCATCATTTAGTGAGGCTAACGGAAATCTTGATACAGATCTTCCCACACGCATTTTAACCGAATCTAAGGGCATCCTAGCATGGCTAGTGCAGGGTGCTTTAAAGTACCGATCTGAAGGGCTTACCAAACCAGAAGAGATCAAGAAGCAGAACGCAGAGTACCGAGAAGATTCTGATCCTGAAGAGTCTGTTACTAGCTGGCTCACCCAGTTTTCATCACCAGCAAACAATGACTGGATGAAGTCCAGTGTCATTTATGCACACTACTACAACTGGTGCTTGGAAGGTGGAATCAAAGCACTTGGGATCAAGGGATTTAGCATCAGTTTGAGCAAGGATGACAAAGGCTTTGAGCGCAGACTTTCTGCTGGTTATAAAGAGTTTAGGCGCAAGGTTACCCCTGTAAAAAGTGTTAAGATAGGTAAAGATGATAACAGCTTTTAGGCTCGTTTCTTGGTGGACTTTGCTGAAAAAATAGAAATATGAAGTACACCAAGTACACCAAAAATAACAATGAAATAAGTTAGCCTAGAAAAGAAAAATGGAATAAACAAAATGGATAACATAAGCTTTATTGTAATTAGTGGACTTGGTGGACTTCTTGTAGTGGGTGTAAAAACCAAGTACACCAAAGTTAAGTTGTTTATTAGTAATGGTTTATATGTTCTTAGTGGACTTGTAGTACTTAATATTTAAATAAAAGTATTTAAATAAAATAGTATAAAGAGATAGTGTACAAGTGTTTTTATGTCGGAAATTCCGACACCTTGGTTAAGTATCCTATAGATTCTCAAAAACTTACCGGAAATTGATCACCAAGTCCACTAACCCCACTAAACCGGATTTTTACCCCAGGATGGATACCTGATTTAAGGTGTCCAATGATCATAAATTTTGATGCAAAAGATACTGATTTACTTTGGCGAATTGGTGAAGCAAAATCACAGTGGTTCAAGAAAAACAATTGGCCTATTCATATTCAAAGGATGACTAAGTTTGGTATCTCTGAAGATCAAGCTAGAACCTATAACCAGTTTTGTGGTCTAGCTGGTGAAGCGGCTTTGTGGGAATGGTTATATGGTGATCTCTCAGAGTTTTGGCAGCAACAAGCATACCTTCATGAATCCCAATCCCTGACCGATGGTGGAACAGATTTACCAGGGCTGGATGTCAAGACTAGGGATTTAATAACTGACCCAATCCCCTGGCTAATTATCACCCCACACAAATTAGACACGAAAGTTCGATATGTTCTGTGTGTGGTTCAAAGTGAACACCCAAGCAAACCTGAGACTATATCAGTTGAGATCATAGGCAGCATTCATGGTGAAGTTGTAGACCGACTTAAACAACACTGGTGGCATGAAGGCTTGCACCGGATCACGATTGAGCAAGAGTATTTAACCCCACCCGAAACACTTAAATGGTAGGAGAATAGTTATTACTGAAGGCACTTGCAGGAGATGTTTAAGGATCAGGATGCTTAGGTATGGTGTCTGCAATTACTGCGGATCTGAAGCCAGAACTACTACCCAGATGATGATCATTCTAGGCAAACAAAAAACTATGATTGCACAACTAAGGCATGAAAGAAGACTGCTAAAGTTTCAGCTAAAGACAGCCAAGGCTAAACTGGCAAGGGCTAAATCCAGTCCTTGAGATTTTGTATCTAAAGGATTATCGGCAAAAATGGGAGAATGAGGCTAGAGCTTCCTATACCACCATCTGCGAATCACATTTTTAGGGCATCCCGCAGGGGTCAAGTCTATAGGTCCAAGAAATATACAGACTGGCACAAAGCTGCTGAGTTAATGGCCTATGCAACTAAGAAGGGCAAGGTAATCAATCCACCCTATGCAATTACCATGGTCATCATTGGTGGGTCAGGCTGGCGCAAGGATCGCGATTTGGATAACTGCTGGAAACCAGTGCTGGATCTATTGCAGCATGTGGGAATCATTCAAGAAGATAACTGCCAGCACATCACCCGATTGGTAGTCACCTATGCCAAAGGTGATGGTAGACCTGCAGAATGCCACCTAACCATAGCAGGTGCATAATGCCAAGTGATCATGACCACAAGAAGCACAATCCAAGACCAGCACAAGGTAGGCGAACAGATAGGCCAAGCCCACACCGCAGAGGCTATGGCAGGGCATGGGAGAAGATCAGGCTAGCGATCCTCAGGGAAGAACCCTTATGTCGTGGATGCCAAGGGCCAGCCACCTGTGTGGATCATATCCAACCTTTGAAACAAGGTGGCACAAACCACAAGACAAACCTGCAACCTTTGTGTATTTCCTGCCACAACAGTAAGACATGGCATGAGACTTGGGGGCGAAAAAAATGAAAACCTTCAAAATCTCAGGGAAAAACCACATGACAGAACGGCAGGTAGGGGGGGTCGACAAATCCAGCAGGGGGGCGGGAGTACCTTCTCGAAAAAAACGAGATTTTTGCATGATTTTTTAGGGCAAAATGAGGTGATGTTATGACTAGAGGTAGAAAACCTAATAAGAGACAACTATTGTCTCTTAATCCAAACCCAAGGCCATCAACTGTGAACCCATCACCTGTTGAATGGGATGTGAACGATCCAAGAATGCCAGACTGGTTGGATGTAATCGGTCAGAAAAAATGGCACGACCTTCTGACAGGTTTAAAGCCCATGGCTATTCTTTCATCCGTTGATGCTGATGCTATCGCTGTTTATTGTGCGATGTATTCGCAGGTGGTCAGGTGCCAGCAACAGATTAATGATTCAGGTGGATTCATCAAAGAAGATGGCCGACCAAAGAAAAGTGATCCAGCAGTAGATCAGCTAACCAGTTTATCAGCGCGACTTTCCACCCTTGGAAAATCTCTTGGGCTATCACCCATGGCCAGATCAAAGATGGTCAGTGATCCTGTGGTTAGCCAGGGTAATTGGATCAAGGATCTTTGTGGTGTGGATATTGGTGCCAATGGCGATTAAGAAAACCAAGAAAAAACCTGCAGATCCATTGATCATTCCATTCATCGAACGAGCCTTGAAACATCACAAGGGTGAATGGTCAGGGAAGAGGTTCACCCTTCAAGAATGGCAGAAGGAAATTCTTAGGGAAGTGTTTGGTAAAGTAGATAAGCATGGAAACAGGATTATCAGGCAGGTCTACTTGGAAGTACCAAGGAAAGCGGGAAAGACAACTCTAGCATCTGCCATAGCATTGTGGCTTTTGATAGAGGGTGAACCAGGTGCAGAGATCTATTCCGCAGCAGCTTCTAGAGAGCAAGCCCACATTTGTTTTGATTCAGCTAAAAACATGGTGGAAGCTTGCCCACCATTAGCTGCAAAACTCCAACCATTTAAAAATACCATCATCTACCCTGACACAAAATCATTCTATAAGTCGATCAGTGCAGATGCACACACCGCCCATGGTGGGAACCCTCATGGGATTGTGATTGATGAACTGCATACGCAGAAATCGCGCGAACTTTATGACACTTTGATGACTGGCACCTTAGCTAGAAGGCAACCACTTTGTGTGATGATTACCACTGCTGGCAGTGATAGAACATCCTTTTGCCATGACATGCACAGTCAGGCTATGAAATGGTTGGATGGAACTATTCAGGACAAAACATTCTATGCAAAAATATTTGCTGCTGATTTGGATGATGACTGGACTTCAGAGGAAACTTGGAAGAAAGCTAACCCTGGCTATGGCATTACAGTTAAGCCAGCTTACTTTCATCAGAAGGTGCAGGAATGTAAAGACAACCCAGCACTGGAAGCAGCTTTCAGGCGAGACCATTTAAATCAATGGATTGAAACGGATGTTAGATGGATCAGTCCACTTAAGTGGGATGAATGCCAGATACCAACTCCAGATCTTACTGGGCGTGAATGCTGGGCTGGATTGGATCTAAGTGCAACCATGGACATGACAGCCCTTACACTTTTTTTCCCCAGTGAAAATGAAGATGAACCACACTATGTTCTGCCCTTCTACTGGGCACCTGAAGAAGCCGACAAACTGCGTGAAAGGTTAAACCGATTCAGAATTAAGCCATGGGTAAAGGCTAAAAAAATAACAGCTACTCCTGGTAATCGGGTGGACTATCGGCAGATCAAAAGGGATATCATGGCACTGGGCGAAATCTACAAGATTCAAGAGATTGCATACGACCCTTGGCACTCTGATCAGATCGTTCATGAACTGTCAGATGATTTTAGCATGGTCAAGTTTGGCCAGACTCCTGCCAACCTATCACCACCCACTAAAAAACTTGAGGAATGGATCCTAGCCAAGCAGATTTCGCACGATGGAAACCCTGTTTTACGATGGAACCTTGGCAACATCAGTGTGAGTCTAGATGACAATAATAACTACAAGTTGTCGAAAAAGAAAAGCCGTGACAAAATAGATGGGATTATAGCTTTAGTCATGGGGCTAGGCAGGTGGATGGTTACGGCAGGAGCTGAAACACACACTGAAACCACAGGAGCAGGGATTGAATTCCTGTAAATCATGCCATTAAAATCCCTAAGATCCCTATTTGCAAACACTGTAAACAAACTCGCTGGATATAGTTTAATAAGCGACTCAGGATCATGGACCTACACAGGCATAAGCACCACTGGCCAGAATGTTAATCAAGCTTCAGCCCTTACCTACAGCGCAGTGTGGGCAGCAGTTCGGGCTATCTCTGAAGGTGTAGCCAGTCTGCCCTTGCAGGTATTTAGAAGGGGTCATGATGGTTCAAGATCTAAAGCTAGTGATCATCCACTTTACAGAATCCTTCACGATCAACCAAACCCAGAGATGAGCGCACTTACTTTCCGTGAAACCCTCATGGGGCATGCGCTCGTTTGGGGGAATGGCTATGCAGAAATTGTTAGGGATAAAAACACTGGGAGAGTACAACAACTTTGGCCAATGGATCCATCATTGGTGGAACCTGTGCGTGATGAGAATGGCGAACTTTATTACAAATACGGATCAGTAATCTTTCTGACCACTGAGATTTTACACATCAAAGGCCTGTCTTTTGATGGGGTAAAAGGGTATAGCGTAATTGCCCAGGCTAAAAATTCAATCGGTCTTGGAATGGCTGTAGAGGAATTTGGATCAACCTTTTTCGGTCAGGGTGGCAAACCTGCTGGGGTCATCTCGGTACCAGGGAAACTAAATTCAGAAGCAATTCAGAACATGCGTAAATCATGGGAAGATATGCATGCGACTGTTAAGAATGCACATCGAGTAGCCATACTTCAGAATGGTGTAACCTATCAAACAATCGGAACCCCACCCGATGATGCCCAGTGGATAGCTAGTAGATCTTTCCAACTTCAAGAAGTGGCACGATGGTTCAAGATTCCAGCCAGCAAAATAGGAGCAGGTGCAGGAACTTACAGCAGTCTAGAGCAGGATAACCTAGCATTCCTTCAGGAAACTTTGCGCCCTTGGTTGATTAGGTGGGAACAGGAAATCAACTTTAAGTTGATTAGCTCTCTAGATCAGCTTTATGCAGAACATAATCAAGATGCATTGCTAAGGGGTGACACTGCAGGCAGATCATCTTTCTATGCTCAGGCTTTAAACTGGGGATGGCTTAGCCGTAATGATGTCCGAGCATTGGAAAACCTGCCAAGCATATCAGGACTTGATGGGTATATGATCCCAAAAAACATGGATCCCGCATTTGGTCCTGGACAATCTCAGGTGGCAGTGGATGCTGCAGCCCTGACTGGACAACTGCCAACAAGCCCACAAGACCCCACAGCATTAGCACCAGCAGCACCACCCACCGCAGATGTAGCAGCAACAGCTTTGAATGGCGCACAGATCACCAGTCTGGTTGACCTAGTGGCCAAGGTTGGTGAAGGTCTTATCCCGATGGAATCAGCCAAGGCAATTGCCCTAGCATCTTTCCCATTTCTGGATCAGACTATTTTGAATTCCATATTCTCAGGTTTAAAAATTAATCCACCCACACCCGATCCAACCCCAGCACCTGCACCCCAACAAAATACCTTTGGCTTTGCCAAACTGTTGGAAGCTGCTAGGAAACAGATCAGAAAGATTGAAGCCAATCATCTTGGCCGGATTTCTAATAAGCCTGGGGAATTTATTCCAGCCTTAGAAAAGTTTCTGGAAGCACATCAAGAGAGGGTGCAAATCATCCTTGAACCTGTCATGGAATTCCTTCAGCCTGAATCGGGTGGTGGTGTCCGAGCTGCTGCAGATCACTGTGAAGCATTGAAGGCTGAATGGTTAGACTTAGCTGGATCAGCCACACCTAGAAATCTAAAACTTTTGGCCGATGAGAAACTTAAGAACTGGATCGATACCAAAGCTAACTGGGAGAAAGTCACATGGTTAAACTAGAAACACGATTCACCACAGAATTTAGGGTAGAGCAAGATGGAAAAAAGCTAGTAGGTTATGCTGCAAAGTTTAGTCCTAATAGGTCTCAGGATTTGGGTGGATTCCTTGAACAGATTGACCCTAAAGCTTTCACCCGATCACTGGCACAGGGTGCAGATGTTCGCGCACTTATTAACCATGATCAGAACTTAATCCTAGGTAGGTCCACCAGTGGCACTCTTAATCTTTCTGTGGATTCTGAAGGGTTACTAGTCGAGATCACCCCACCGGACACCAGCTATGCAAGGGATCTAATGGTCTCGATGAGCAGAGGAGATGTTACCCAGATGTCATTTGCATTCATCACCAAGAAGGATGCATGGGATAAAGAGGGTGAGAAGAACATCCGAACCCTGCTCGATGTCGATCTGCATGATGTCAGCGCAGTAACCTATCCAGCCTATTTAAATACTGAAATAGGGCTGAGAAGCCTGTCAAGTTTCTTAGCAGAAAAACAGGAGCAGGAATCAGAGATTCAAAGAAGAATAAATTTGGTTAGCCTGTTAAAAGTAAAATAATCTTGGTATCCCAAAAGTGATCTGATAGCATGGTTTCATTACTCTTTCATGAGGATGGAACCATGATTTTTAAAGACCGTTGGGCTATGCAAAGATGGGCAGTTGAAAAGGTTGGGACCGGATGGTCTCCAGGTGCCAAGGGCACTGATGCAGCAGATATCATTCATGAAATGCCAAATCGCCCACCTTATAAAACGGATTGGACAGAATTCATTTCTACACTTCCAGATGATTTGGAAAACATGGTGGATCAGCATTTCCACCAATTAAAGCCCAAAAAAGATTTTATCGCAGTAGTCGAACTGGAAGATAAAAAAACTAGGGTTCTTGGCATCATGTCCGAACGAGATAAGAATGATTGCTTTAGGCAGATCTATCATTTCTTCCCTGAGCTTGTGACATCACAGGCAAAGATAGTAATGAAAACCAAATCAGAATTAAAAGTATCAGAAAAAAAACAATTAGAAAATCTTCCTAGATTATCTTAATAACACCATTTAATCCTCTAGCCCCTAGCTAATCCTAGGGGCTTTTTTTATTGTAGTCACGCTACAACATGAAACCTCAACCCATCCATATCTCAGGCTGGGTGCAACATAGATTTGATAACGAAATCTGTTTCGTGATCAAATGGCAAAAGCCTTAGTTTCTAGCCATTCAGCATGCGGTGTTTCCCATCATTCCATACGATTTGACACATCCCCAACCCATGTGAAAATGGGGTTAGCCCTGCAGTATTTACGCATGGTGGCCACCGGAGCATTCCGGCATGGTGCCACTGCGTTGAGCGGGCACCTTGAAGAATTCTTTTCAAGGAAAAATACCTATGAGTATTAGTGAAATCAAAGCCTTACAGGCAGATCGCAGCGAGAAAGTTAACTCCATGGAAGCCATGGCAGTTCGAGCATTGACCCCAGAAGAGCAAACCAGCTTTGATAATCTTGCAGCATCTGTTGCTGATATTGATATCAGACTTGCAGTCCTAGAAGACAATGCTGCTGGTAGTGCATCGATTCAACAAAATTCAGAAAAGCTGGAAGCTGTCAAACGCAGTGTAAGAAAATCTGCACCTATCGCAGCTCCAAACTTTGTTGCTGATCTGTCTGATAAAAAATCCAAGCGCACCAAAGCCAATGCTGTTCGTGGTTGGTTCCTGAGAGGCACCAGGGGTTTCAGGTCTGAATTTGCTGCTGCAGCAAATGAAATTGGCCTAGACCTTAATTCCAACGAACTCAACCTTGAAGCTCGTGCGCAAGGTGTTGGTTCTACTGGCATCGGTGGTGCCTTGGTTAATGATGAATTCTACGGCACTTTGACCCAAGCTATGCGCGATTATAATGCTGTGCGCCAAGTGGCAACTGTAATCAGCACCAGCAATGGTTCAAACATTCAGATGCCATGCCTTGATGATACTTCCAATGCTGGAACCCTGATTGCTGAAAATGGTTCTATCAGTGAAGTAGCTTTGACTTTCACCAATAAAACCATGGCGGCTTATAAGTTTTCATCGGGTCAGGTTCTGACCAGCTATGAACTTATGCAAGATGCCTTGATTGATGTTGAATCCCTTGTTGCTGAACAAGCTGGCATTAGAATTGGCAGAATTCAGGAAACATTGTTTACCACTGGTACTGGATCATCCCAGCCCCAAGGTATTGTGGTTGGTAGTGCTGCTGGTAAAACAGCTAGCGCAACTAATGCGATCACTATCGATGACATCATTGATTTGGTGTTCTCAGTAGATGAGGCATATAAGACCACTGGCAATGTTGGTTTCATGTGTCACCCTTCTATTTTGGCAGCTATTGCTAAATTGAAAGACACTAGCGGCACTCCTGTATTTTCCCAGAACTATTCTGGTGCAGAAGCTAGGGTGCCAACCATCATGGGTTATCCTGTGACCCTCAACAGCAACATGGCATCCAGCCTATCTGCTGCTGGCAAAGTCCTGTTGTTTGGTGATTTCTCCAAATACTTTGTGCGTGATGTTGCAGGCGATGGCGGTATCACCATTGTGCGACAATCTGAAACCTATGCAACTTCTGGCCAAATCGGCTGGGTAGCTATTGCAAGGTCCAGTGGATTGTTGCTCACAGCTAATGCAACCACTTATAACCCTGTTAAACACCTAATCATGGCGGCTTCCTAATGCTAGTAACTATTTTAAAAAACCTGTCTGGATTGGGAAAATCATTCCAAGACAGACAGGTAGTTGATCTCCCAGATGATGTGGCTGTTGAATGGTGCAGGATTGGTTATGCCAGTCCTGCAAAACCAGCAGCAACTGAAAAGGCTAGTTCAAAAGTCATACCTGAGGTAAGAAAAAATGGAAATCAAGGGTCGAACGCAGGTAGTGACACAACCGACAACCGAACCTCTGACACTGTCAGAACTAAAAAACCATCTAAGGATTGATGGTAGTTTTGATGATGCTTTGCTTAATAGCTGCATCACCAGTGCAAGGATGTACTTTGAATCGCAGTGCGAGATATCCATAGCCAGTCAGACACTTCTGCTGGCTTTGGATTATTTCGATGACATCATTTATCTTCCTAAAGGCCCAGTCCAATCGGTACAAGATATTAGTTACGCAGACTCAAAAAACATTGCTCAGGACATGGATGATTGGATTGAAGATTTAGTTTCTAACCCTGCTAGGATCACCCCTGCCTTTGGGGATTCATGGCCAGCCACTGCAGATGTGGTTAATGCTGTGGAGGTCAGTTACACCACTGGCTATGCCAATGCAAACCTAGTGCCTAAATTGCTGAAATCAGGAATGTTATTCTATGCTGCACATCTTTATGAAAACCGATCAGCGGTCACAGATGGTGACCTTAAAGAAGTTCCTATGGCTGTGGAATCGATCATCCAACAGTACACCACAGGGATCTACCACTAATGCGCCCAGGACTATTACAGTATAGGGTGGAGATTCAAACACCGACATCCACAAGGGATGCCATGGGTCAACCTGTGATGAGTTGGACCACCTCCCAAACAAGGTGGGCAGGAATAATCCCACTGACTTCCAGAGAAGGTTTTTACGCTAAATCGGTTAGACCAGAACTATCCCACCGGATCACCCTGAGATGGTTTACTGGTTTGGAGCATGGCCACCGAATCAAAATGGATGCAAGAATCTTTAATATTGCCAGCATCATTAATGTCGATGAGGGTGACCACACTTTGCAGGTTGACTGCGTGGAGCTGGTGAACTAATGAGTAAACTAGATAGAAGCCAGTTGATCAAAAAAGGCAAGGTTTCCATTGAAGGATTGGATGCCTTATTGCAGACTTTTAAAGATTTAACGGGTGGCAAGTCTGATACCAAGCTTGTTTCAGCAATGCGCTATGCCCTGCAGCCCTTGCAGAAACAAGTGAAGGCGAATGCACCAAGGCAAAGAAGCAACAAGAATAAATCAGGTAGGACCGGACTATTAAGAAAATCAATTGCAATGAAGGCAAAAAAGTTTGGCAGGGGAAGTAAAAAGAAAATATTAGGCCTGGTAGGTCCAAAGTTTAGTACATCCATCACATTAAAGAATGGTCTTAAAATTGAACCTTTTCGTTATGCACACCTAGTAGAAAAAGGAACAGTGCCCCACACAGTTTCGCCAAGACGCAAAGAAAAACAGAAAAGATTTGTGGGTCCGATTATGCCTGGGAGATTTAAAAGCTGGCAACATCCTGGTGCAACCAAAGAACCATTCATGAAGCCCGCACTGGAAGCGGTGGGATCTCAAATCTTTAATCGGTTTGCCGAGAAGATGAAAGAAATTATCTCTAAAATAGGGGTAAAGAAATGATTGAAGCAGATTTTTATTCCTACCTCACAAGCCAAACAAGCATCACCACACTGCTGGGAACTAGGATCTACCCAGATGCCAGCCCACAGAATGCAACGCTACCACTTCTGGTGTATGAAAAAACATCTGTGGATAGGCAATTAACTTTGCGTGGGGCAACAGGTGTCTGCACTGCCAGAATCACTTGTGATATTTTTGCTGCAAGCCGTACGGTTTGCGAATCGATAGTTGAATCCATTAGACTCAGGGTAGATGGTTTTCGTGGGAACTGGAACACCACTTACATCCATCAGTCCAGATTGGATTCGCAGGATGTGGGGTGGGATCTGGAATCTGCAAAAGATACTGGGATCCACCGAGCAACGATTGATGTAGTGGTAAGTTTCACAGAACCAATAACCGATTTTTTTGGAGGCTAGAATTATGTCAGTAGCATCAACTTATGGAGTTACCCTCACCGCAGGCACTGCTATTGGAGAAGTGATTTCCATCACTCCACCCCAAAGCAAAACTTCAGCCATTCAAACCAGCAACCTTTCCACCACTGGTCAAACCCATACCTTTATCGCAGGATGGGAAGATCCAGGGGAAATGAGCTTTGAAGTTAACCTGACTGCAGCAAATTATGCAGCCATGAATGCGCTTGCAAATGCTAGCCCTGTGGTAGAAACCACATTCACAATTACCATTCCTGCCCCTATCACCTTGGCGATTGCAGTCAAAGGTTTCATCACCTCTAGGGGTATTAGCACCATTGCAGTGGGTGATGACCTGATTAAGGCATCTTTCACAATTAAAGTCTCAGGCGCATGTTATATATAATTTAGGAGTTTTTTAATATGGCTTTATCTCGATCACAGATCCTTTCGAAAAAAGACAACCTGCCTAGGCAGGAAGTTTTAGTTCCAGAATGGGAAGGATCTGTATGGGTCAGAAGTCTGACAGTAGGTGAACGAGATTCAATAGATAACGAATTCAACGCAGCACGAGTCAAGAATAAAACCCCTGACAACCTTAGAGCAAGGATGCTTATTAAAGGGTGCTGCGATGAAAAGGGAAAAGCATTATTTACAGAAGCGGATATCGCTGAAGTAAATGTGTTACCTGCCACCATCCTTGAAAAAATCTTTGATGCGATTCTTAAAATAAATCGTATTGGAGCAGGGGCAGTAGAGGATGCGGAAAAAAACTAAGGGAAAGCCCGAGTAGATTATTTCTATTCAGGCTGGCTGGACATCTTAAAAAGATGGTGTCCGAGATCGAGCAGGATATGAGCCATTCCGAATTCATGGAGTGGGTCGCATTTGCTAGGATCGAACCCATAGGGGATGCGCGATTAGATTTCCTAGCTGGTTCAGTTCAGCATACCCAAGTGGCATGCACCAGTACCAGCAAACACAAGCTATCTGATTTTATCCCTGATTGGTTAGGTCAGAAAGTATCTGAAAATAAGCAGACACCAGAAATGATAGCAGCAATGTTAGGCGGGTTGGTTACTAAGAAAAGGAATTAGACATGGCAGATACATCCTTAGGACGAGCCAGTCTATCCGTTACAGCAGACCTATCAGGCTTCACATCTTCCTTAGATACAGCATCCACAAAAGTTCAAGCCTTTGGTAGTAGCAGTGTAGCTGCAGCAATGGATGCCAATAAGGTTACCACCGCAACCGAAAAGGTAACTCTATCTCTAGAGCAACTTCAGCAGGCAGCAGTAACTGGTGCAGCAAACCAGATGAGCCTAAAGTCTAAGACCGATCTAGCATCCAAGGCTTTGGAATTGCAAGCCCGACAAATGAACATTGATTCAGGTGCAACTAAAAAGCTTCATGATGAAATGGTCAGGTTGGAGCAGATCGAACAGAAATTAATTGCTGCAGAGAATAAGGCTAGGGGAATTCCCCCACCCCTACCGATCAAGCCACCACCGATTCCAGAGAATAAAAACACCGCAGCATTTGTATTGAATGCTAAGAAGATGTCTGCAGAAACGGACATCCTCAATAAGAAACTGGATCAACAAGCTAGGCAGATGATGATTGATAGTGGTGCTGCTGCTAAGTTAGCACAGGAACTATCCGCATTAGAGAAGGCTGAAAAGAAACTGGCAGATGCAGAACAGAAAATCAATGCTGCAGCGGGTAGGGGTCAGACAGCCAAGGAAAAGGTTAAGTCACCCACCAAGGTTGCAGCATCAAGTGGTGGCATGAAAATTACGGACATGATGGGTATAGGTTTCTTCACCGCAGTGTTTGACCGTATGTTCACCAGTGTAGGTAATGTCATTGGCGCAGTTGCAAAACTAGGGACCGACATTATTGATGCGGGTGCTAAATTTCAGCAAGTCGATATTCGGTTAGGTGCCTTAACAGGTGTATCAGGCATGGCCCAAGGTCTTCAAGATATCATGAAGTCTGGCCCCAGTGCGAGCTTTGACACCTTGGCCGAACATGCCACCCGATTAGCTGCCCTAAAGTTTGATGCAAATTCTGTGCAGGTGTTAACTGGTCAATTTAACAAGCTTGGCATAGCCCTTGGAAATCCTGAAAAGATCATGGCTTTGATTGTGGATAAGATTGGCGATATGGCCAGTGAAGGGTTTGCCACCACTGCAGCCTTGGACAAGTTAGCTGAAGAGGGTGTGAACGCTTACAGTGTACTAGCTATGAGGATGCAGATTTCAGAGGCAGAAGCCAAAGCTGCTGTAGCTGCTGGAACTGTGTCAGTGGCTGAAGCATCATCAGCAATTTCTATGCTAGCCAATGATCCCAAGCACATTGAAGGATTTGCAAAAACAGCGAATAGCTTTTATGGTATTTGGCAGACTGCCAGCAATAACATCCTAGCTTTGTTCCAAAAGATCGGTGGTTACTTTGTTGAAGGGTTTAGCCTGGTTAAACTTTCAGACACGATCACCCAAACCTTTAAAAGCATTGGGAATAAACTGGATGAATTAAAACCCTACTTTTTAAAGTTTGGGGTATTCGTTTCAAGTGTGTTTAAGATCATTGGAAATTCGGTAGAGGATTTCTTTAAGGGCTGGACTGGGAAAGCGGAAGAATTTAATGTTGAAGATATTATGAAAAGCGCAAAGATGGCTGCAATAGACTTTGGTTCCTCCCTTTTAGAAACAGTTAAACTAGTTATAATTGGACTCACTGAAATTATTAACAGCT